CAGCTAAACATAAAGAAACACTAAACATCGCCAACGCAGGTGCGGCAAATATTGATACAACGACTATCCAAGATCCAGACTTTAATGGTAAGCTAGATAAAATTGCTAAAGAGCTAGGTGTTAAGAAAGAAGATTTAATTGCAATTATGAAACACGAATCCGGAGTAAATCCTAAAGCTGTCAACAAGATGTCCGGAGCGACCGGCCTTATTCAGTTTATGCCAGATACGGCAAGGCGATTAGGCACAACTACAGATGACTTATTAAAGATGGATGGTGTACAACAACTAGACTATGTCTTCAAGTACTTTAGAATGGTAGGAGTTCGTCCAGGAATGGACTTAGGAGACCTCTATATGGCTGTGTTTATGCCAGCACATGTAGGTAAACCCGAAGGAACAATCTTAGGCCAGGATGGAGGGTCTGGATTTAGCGGCGCAGTATATAGACAGAACAGAGGACTAGATAGAAACCGAGACGGAATTATTACTGTGGCAGACGTTAAGAGTTCCGTACAAAGATTTGCATGATCAACATTATGGATCAAACTGGAAAGTTGTTAATCGCTCCGCCTAACGTGCGAGGTAATTTTTGGCAAAAAACTGTAATCTATGTAACAGAAGATCACGACCGTGGTAGTGTTGGTCTTGTTCTTAATAAAGAAACAAAAATGCCCATACGAGAGTTCGCTCAACAAAATGGTGTTATTGCTGACATAGACGGATTTGTACATGTCGGTGGTCCTGTAAATGTTAAGGCTCTAACATTACTACACAGCAGTGATTGGACTTGTGCAAATACCCTACAAATAAATGACTATTTTTGCCTAAGCTCCAGTCACGATCTGTTGCCCAGATTAGGCTCGGGTGATCGTCCAAATTATTGGAGACTTTTTACTGGTCTGTGTTGTTGGGCGCCAGACCAGTTAGAATCAGAACTGGTTGGCCGCCATCCTTTTAATCATAACTTTAGTTGGCTTATTGCCACTCCCTCTTATCATCTTGTTTTTGGATTAGACGGGTCGGATCAATGGACTACAGCCGTTGAACAATCCGGAATGGAATTCGTCCAAAACATTCTAATCTAAATGGCCTTGACTTAAATACTATTTGAGTATAAAATAATACTTCAAAGGTTGGGTCTGTAACACAACTATAAAGGAAGAAAAATGTCAGACACTCTAGTCTTGAACGCTGACGGCGTGCCAGTTAGCTTCTTGCCACTGTCTGTTATCGATTGGCAAGAAGCCATTCGGTATATGGTACTCGATAAGGCCCATGTTCTTGAATGGCATGAAAATTGGATAGTAAGATCAGCTCGCTGGGAAACTCAGGTTCCCGCAGTTATTATGTTAAGAGATTACATGAAACCAAAATCTACCATTAGATATTCAAAATCTAATGTGTTCCTACGCGACAGTTATAAATGCGCCTACTGTGATGTACAGCTAGCCAAAAAAGATTGCACACTGGACCACGTGTTACCAATATCGCACGGTGGTAAGACCACCTTTGAAAACACCGTAACGGCCTGCGGCCCATGTAATGCAAGCAAAGGCAATAATAAAAAGATTCGTCCTAGGTTCAAACCATACAAGCCAGACTTTTACGAATTAGTAAATAAACGTAAGAGAATGCCTTTTAATGTAAGGCACAATACCTGGTTGCAATATATCGCATGAAAAAACTGTTTTGGAACATACTAGGATTTCTTAGTCTAGGCATGGCCTATATAGGGGTTGTCACACCTGGCATCCCCTATTCCCCGTTTGTAGTATTTGCCGCTTACTGTTTTAGCAAGGGCAGTGAGCGTATGCATCGCTGGATCTACAATCACAAAATATTTGGACCATTCTTGACTAATTGGACTACAAAACGTGTATTTCCATTAAAACTCAAGTTCTTTATGTTGTTTATGATGAGCCTAAGTCTAATCCTAATGAGCCTAGGAAGTGTGCCCTTGCGCGGCATAATATATACAGCTATTTTTATGGCTCTAGTGGCTGTATGGGCATGGCGTTTTCCTAGTACACCAGAAGAATATGATCGTCGCATTGCTGAAGGACGCAAGATAGGTTGGTTCAACAACAGTTTCTAATAAATATTTTTCAGGAGGGGCAAGCCATGAGACAGAAAAAACTTCTCAAAGAGTTGTACAAGGCCTGCTTCGACCACGACGCCAAGAAGATGGCAGAACTCAAGCGAGAAGAGTTCCAAAAAATCTTGAAACGCAAGGCCGAAGGCAAACCATTTACAACTAAATGGACTTTGGTTCAGATTTAATATTTGTAACTGATCTGTAATCATACACGCACAAAAGAGCGGTAAATATTGGTATGACAGCCAAAACTTACCGCTCTATTTTTATTTCTGATGTTCATCTTGGCACCAAAGACTGCAAAGCCGAGGCGCTGAACAATTTTCTCAAACACAATACCTGCGACACACTTTATCTTGTCGGCGATATCATAGACGCTTGGAAGATACAACAGAACAAGTGGCGCTGGAAACAGAGTCACACTAACGTGGTACGCAGAGTATTAGGGCATGCCAAGCGTGGTACCCGAGTAGTATTCATAGCAGGTAATCATGACGAGTTCCTGCGCCCAATGATACCCTATGGTTTCTCATTTGGTATGATAGAAATACACAATCAAATAGAACATATAGGAGCAGACGGCAAACACTATCTTGTAGTTCACGGTGATTTATTCGACGGTATAACTAGATTAGCACCTTGGATATCATTCTTAGGTGATCGTGCATATGATTTTGTCTTAATGTTAAACAGCAAGTTTAATTGGATTAGGCATAAGATGGGATTCGGTTACTGGTCATTGAGCAAATATCTCAAACATAGAGTCAAGAAGGCAGTAGACTTTATGTTTCAATTTGAAAAAAATCTAGCAGGCTATTGCAAGAAACGTGGATTTGACGGAGTGATTTGCGGGCATATACATCATGCTGAAATAAAAGAAATAAACGGAGTCATTTACATGAATGATGGCGATTGGGTAGAAAGTTGTACAGCACTTGTAGAACATCACGATGGCCGTTGGGAGATAGTTACTTGGACCAAGGAGCGAGACGATGTGGTTATTGATAATTCTAGCGGTTCACATAAACGATCCAAAGGACGTACCGGGGCGAGTACAGCTAATGTTCGAGAGCCAAACAGCATGTGAACAAGCTAAAAATAGTTTAACATACTGGTTAAAATTTAATTCTTTTAAGGTAGTAGCAGAATGCAAGAAACAAAATTAAGTGATAAAATCACTATCGTAGTGCCTTGTAAAAATGAAGAGAACTACATTGCACATCTATTGATGCACTTGCGTATGCAAGAGATAGGAAATACTAGGATCATTATTGCAGATTGTTCTACTGATAATACTAGAGAAGTAATACAAGTAATGAAAGGTGATTTAAATGTCGAAGTAATCGACGGAGGACCTGTTAGCATTGCTAAGAATCGAGGAGCTGCTTTAGTTGCCACACCTTACATTTTATTCATTGATGCTGATGTTCGGTTCTTCAGTGACCATACTATACACGATGCTGTTAGCGAACTTGAAATAAATGATTTAGATCTTGTTGGATTGAATATTAAATGCTATGACAAAGACCTACGATCCAAAATTGGATTTTCCATTTTTAATATTATCAACAATGTGTTGAAATATTTTAGCCCATTTGCTGTCGGTGCATTTATGTTAACTCGCAGAGACCGCTTTGAAGAGTTTGGTGGTTTTCCTGAGAAAATGACAACATCTGAAGATTATTTTTTATCAAGAATGTATAGCTCTAAAAAGTTTAAGATCATTAATCACTATTTTGGACAGGATAGCCGCAGATTTAAAAAGATGGGATATTTTGGTATGGCTACATATCTAATTAAAAATTATATTAATCGCAACAACCAGCAATACTGGGATAATTTAGACAATAGTAAATATTGGGGATAAACTAAATAGTAGTACTTAAATAAAAAGGTACTCCAATGAAGAAGTTTTTAGCATTTGTGCTATTTGCTGTAGCTACAGTAGCACAAGCCTGGGAACAACGTGCTCCACTCCCAGTTCAAGCCTGTGCTGTTCACAGCCCATATGGTTGGGCACAAGCAAGTCGTCCAGCAACACCTATCTAGTAGCATATGATGCTCCTGTGAAGATTCCTGCTTATGTAGCCTACACATTACTTCCACAAAATGCATTAGGATGCTTTCCACGTACGAACGCATTCGTAGCAGATGCCAGCGTACCTGGCGGCGCTACCCCAGCTGACTATGCTGGAACTGGTTACGATAAAGGACATGCCGCTCCCGACGGAGACCTAAGTTGGTCACAGATCGTAGAGTATGAAAGTTTCCTAATGACCAATATGTATCCGCAACATGGGTCATTAAATCGTGGCATTTGGAAATTGTTAGAGACTTCGATACGTGGTTGGGCGGTACAGCAGAATCGTCCTTTTACGATCTACGTGGGGGCGTTCTATGGTGCCGGTGATGGATTTATTGGAAATGGTGTTATAGTTCCTCATGGTTACTATAAGATAGTAATTGATCAACAAACAGGCGCAGTTGCTGGTTGGGCGTTTCCACACACAAAACCATACGTTAACCTAGGTAACGATTTGACTAAGTTCCGTATGCCTATTGCTGATATTCAGAAACAATCAGGTATAACATTTAAATATCCTACTAATGCTAAAGAGTTGCAACCAGGCCAAGAATGGTCTGTAGATTTTGGAGCACTAACAAATGCTAAACGTGCTAAGTGCGGAAAGAACGCAGAATAACGAATACCCGGTGTATCCAGAGGAGGATAACTATGACCGTCCGCGAAACCCTTTCAGTCCTGTCTAAAAATTTAATTGCTGGCCTAGCTTTTTATGGCATCAGTATGAGCTTAGCCTACGGAGGTTATGTAGGGCAAGACTTTAATGACTTGTGCAATCCTACATATTGCTGTCCAAAAGATCTATCATGAGAGCATCAGAGTTTAAACCTAGTAAACTTGTTATCTTTGACATCGATGATACACTAGTCCATACACAGACTAAAGTTCATGTAGTCAAAGATAATGAAGTCGTCAAGGCTTTAAACAGTCACGAGTTTACACATTATAAATTGCAACCAGGTGAGCATTTTGATTTTGAAAATTTTAGAAATGCTCACGACTTTTTTCATAATAGTAAACCAATTATCCCAATGCTTAATCAACTAAAACGCGACATTGCTACTGGTAATAAAGTAGTAATGGTTACAGCCAGAGCCGACTTTGATGATAAAGAATTGTTTCTTGATACTTTCCGTAAATATGGAATTGATATGAATAAAGTGCATGTGTACCGTGCAGGCAACATGCAGGGTAAAATGCAAACAGAAGAAAAGAAAAAGATTATTATACGTAATCTTTTAAATCAAGGCCGTTATACAAAAGCTATTATGTATGACGACGCTGTACCAAACTTAGAAAGTTTTGTTGAACTTAAAGACGAATATCCTCAGACTAAGTTCTATGCCTGGCATGTCAGTTTAGAAGGCGAAGCTAGTGAGTATCATAGAACAAATGAAGATTACAGTCCAGATGTAGCGACCGGTCCTGAATTTAAACCCACCATGCCCAAAGGTACAGTAAGAGTTGACGTGAGCGATGTCTATGATTGGTACAAGTTAGGTAAAAATATTGCTAACTTAAAAAATCTAAAAAACAAAGACTTTGGAAAAGGACCACCAAGTACTATTGTTAGTTTTGGTAGCGAAGAAGAAGAACATCAGTATATTAAAGATTTAGAAAAGCTAGGACTTACAACCACAGACATTGATCCTGTTGATCCTAATCAACCTAAAGGTATGAAACGCCAAAAGGTTGACCCAACATACAACGTAGGTGAAAACTTTGCAGATGGTAAGAATCCTCAAGACAAAGGTGATAGCAAACGCCACGGAGTTCCAACTAAGGCTAGTGTAAGTAGCCTACGCAAGTTTGCCAAAAGCCATAGTGGTAGAGCCGCACAGCTAGCCCATTGGATGGCTAACATGAAGAGTGGGAGAAAGAAATGAAGAAACTCATAGCCGTAATGGCCTTAGTAGTTTTAACAGGTTGTTCTACTGTTAAGGAATGGATTCCAGTTAAATGGGACGCTAACCAAAGTCATAGCATCACGACTATACAACAACTAACAAGAAATTTTGATTGTAAGGGAAATATTCTAGAACAATCAACATTCCTATCATCACAGATACAATGGTTTACTATCTATGCTGAAAACAAACCAACACGCGATGTTATTGAACCTATCGGACATATGAATAGCACAGTCAAAGAACTAGTAGATCGTAGTAGTAAAGGCCCAGTAAGTCCCTTATACTGTGATCTTAAAAAGAAACTAATGATACAACAGGCTGATATGGTTGCTCATACAGTCCAAGGGAGATTCTAAATGCAACAAGAACTATTACAACTAGCAGGATGTGGATTACCCTGGGCAGAACAACGTGCCCAATACGCTCTTCAGATTGCCGAAGGTGTTCAACAAGGACAACTGAGCAAAGACGAGGCTCGTGCGTTACTTGAAGACTTAGTCAATACAGATAAACTAAACGAAGAAGCAACTAACGCAGAAGCTAGAGCAATGTTAGTCTTTGGCGTTACACAACTTGCTCGAATGCTTGTTTAAGAGCTTTAACTAGATCTTCAATCATCCCGTCGTCATGAAACGGAGTAGGAGCAAAGCGTAGTCTCTCAGTGCCAACAGCTACAGTAGGATAGTTGATAGGCTGTACGTAGATATTGTGCTCATTTAAAAGATAATCGCTCATTGCTTTACAACGTTTGGCTTCACCTACAAGCACAGGAACTATATGAGTAGTAGTGGTATCCATTACTGGTATACCTGCTCTAGAAAATTCTAATTTTAGTTTAGCCGCACGTTCTTGATGTTTCTCTCGAACTTCGTTGTGATCTCTAAGATACTTGATAGCGGCCATAGCACCTGCACAGGTAACAGGGCTAGTACTTGTAGTAAAGATAAAGCCTGCGGCAATTGAGCGGATAGCATCTATTACTGTAGAATCTGCGGCAATATACCCTCCCTGAGTACCAAAGGCTTTCCCAAGCGTTCCATTGACTATGTCAATCTCAGATTCTAATCCTAGTTCTTCTACCTTGCCCCCACCGGTCTTGCCATATAGGCCCACAGCATGTACTTCATCAATGTAGGTTATAGCCTTATACTTCTTAGCAAGTCTAGCTATTTCTTTAATAGGACTTACATCCCCGTCCATTGAATAGACACTTTCAAAAACAATACAGGGTGTCTTCTCTTGGGCAAAACTAATCTTTAATTTTTGTTCTAGATCATCTAAATCGTTGTGTTTAAAGATAACTTTTGAAGCACCACTATGGCGCATACCTACTATTAGACTGTTGTGATTTTCGCTGTCACTGACAAATTCAATGTTAGGTATGATCTTAGATAAAGCAATAAGCGTCCACTCGTTAGCCACATAGGCAGAGCTAAAAAGAAGAGCCCCTGACTTGTTGTGTAACTTAGCTAGCTCTAATTCTAGAGCTCTATGATAGTGACTAGTTCCGCCAATGTTGCGTGTACCACCCGACCCTGCTCCTGTCTGCTCTAGAGCTGTACGCATAGCATCGATAACTACCTTATTCTGCCCCATGCCTAAGTAATCGTTTGAGCACCAATTTACTATGGTTTTAATTGAGTAAGGACCGTACCAAATAGCTTTGGGGAATTCCCCCGCCTCGCGTACAATATCGTTAAACACACGATATTTTCCCGATTCTTTTAGATTTTGTATTAGGGTTTCAAATGGCTGTTTGTTTATCATAGGCACGTATTTAACGCTAAATATACTATCATTGGAATAGTTATGAGAATACAAGATATTATTAGAAGTGTGCTTGACATGATTGATCAAGTTAAAGAACCCACAGAACAGCCAGACGATACACCAAGTGGTTACTGTGATGACGATCTAGCACGTTTTAAACAGATTGCAGGTATTGTTAGTCAACCTGGTGAGATGAGTCCGTTGAGTAATGCTCCTAACGAACGAATAGCAGACATAGATGCTGTCACAGTAGATGCAGGCGGAGGTGTTAATGGACCTAAACACCCGCACGATATTCGAGTAAAAGATCCAAGTCAACATCCTAACCAACAGGAGTTTTAATATGTCAGCAAACGGAATTAGTACCCTAGCAAATAAAAAACTAAGACAAGAAGCCAAGCTAGCTCTTGCCGGGCAGGACCGTGCAAATAGAAACGTAGTTGAACCAGGAAGATATGCTGATACTAGTGCTGATATTACACAACTACCTACAAAATACAAAGCAGATAATACTGTAGAAGATAATCCCAATGTAGGCGGACTACTACAGGGAAGACCTTGGGCATAAACAATGGCAATAGATGTAAACGGCCGTACCGTTAATTCAACAGACTACGATCACCCAACAGAACCCAATCTTAATGACCTGCACAAGGTCATGGAGTATAATGCTCTAGGGCAACCTGTGATTCGTGCTAACGTAAATCTAGTAGGATCGGGTGAAGGTTCAGGAGTTATTTCCAGCGTAGACAGTAAAGGTCGTCTTAAGGTACAGACGCAACAGACCATATTCTTCAACACCTTCCAGTATGGAAAAGAAACAGACGTTTGGGATGAATCAACAGCCAACGGCGCTACGGCCACATTTGACTCTAGTGTAAGTCAAATACGAATGGCAGTGACCAATCAAGCGGGCTCTAAAGTAATACGACAGACTCGTAACGTTCAACGCTATACTCCAGGCCGCACACAGACTGTAGCATTTGCTATTAGACTACAAACACCAGTCACAGGCATACGTCGCAGATTTGGTATGTTTGATGGCAATGATGGATTTTTCTTTGAAGACTGCGGAACTGTAGATGCTAACGGCCAACCACAATATGCCTGTGTGATCATAAACAGTGACGGAGCCACGCCTACTGTTGAGCGTATATATCGCAGTGACTGGAACGGCGACAAGTTAGATGGTAACGGCCCTAGTGGTATCGTTGCTGATCCTCAAGCACAGCAGTTGGTTATGATAGACTATGAATGGTATGGTGCTGGCTCTGTGACTTTTGCGTTCGTGATCAACGGATTGCCTAGAGTCATACATACTGTTAATAACGGTAATAGACTTCCACGAGCGTGGTGTAAAACGCCTTTCTTGCCCGTTAGATTAGAACTGGAAAATCTCACAGGTGTGGCAGGTACACACTATATGTGGCAAGGCAGTAACAGTATATTAGCAGAAGGAAGTGTAGAAAAGTTAGGCATTGCTGAAAGCATACTGACTCCATTGGCGGGGATCAATATGCCTTCCTCTAATACATTTTATCCCATAGTCAGCCTTAGATTAAAAAGCACAGCACTGACAGGAATCGTACTGCCTACTTACTTCCAAGCAAGCACCTTAGACAACACAGACATCTATTATAAACTGATTCGCAACGCTACAGTAAACGGTACTTGGGTTGATCACCCCGACACCAACGCTTTCACACAATACAACTATACCAGCACAGGCGCTATCACAGACGGCATTGAATTATCATCTGGTATTATTACTTCTGGCGGCGGGTTTGCGGCAGTTAGAGTTGACAGTGACACAGTCTATCAAATAGGTAGAAGCAGTATGGGCACAGTCAGTGACACCTTAACACTGGCCATTGCTGCCAAGAACGCTAACAAAAATGCCGTTGCATCAATGACTTGGATTGAACAGAGATGACCTATAGAAAGTATATCAACATCGTAGAAGCTGCCAACAAAGGTTGTCCTATTGCCACACACGACTTAGAAGTCAATGTTAAAAACAGACAAGTGGCCATAGACAAACATCATTACGGTCCTGCCAACCCCGACGAGCCAGGCAACTATTGGAAAGTAGCAGCCAAGCAGTGGGACATAGACGAAAAGACTGCTAAGACTATGAAGTGTGAAAACTGTGCAGCATTTAATATCACAGATGAGATGTATAAGTGTATACATGATGGTATGGGTAAGGAAGCCTATGAAGCAGAAAAGACTCGTGAGGCAGCTGATTTAGGCTACTGTAATTTATTACACTTTAAATGTGCCGGCTCGCGTAGTTGTCAACTTTGGATTACCGGTGGTCCTATTGTAAAATGATCAAGCTGACAAGTAATCTATTGAATCCCAACGGCCATTGGGATAAGCCAATAGGTAAAATGTTATACATTCCACTTGCAGAAGATATCGACCTATTCGATCAAAATGGCTACGATCTTACTGTGCTAGAACAACACTTCGCATCTACTAATGATTATGAAATACAGGCACACCGTAGTCATAGGACAGCAATTAAACAGCCCTGGTTTACACAAGATCAAAAACTAGAAGGTGCTGTACTTAATCACAGTCTATTATTTGAACGCAAGGCCTACACGGGCGCCGCCCTAGAACAATTGAAACAATGGGCAACAAAACTACCACTCATATATAAAATTATTGCCATGCGTCCCAAGTGGGGCTTAGACTTTTCAATGGACTATGTTGATCGTAAAGGTAACGCCTTTGAAGTCCTACATTGGGAGTACGACGGGTTTGACTACGATGAGATCGAAACTGTTAAAAAGATCATCGAACCTAGGCTGCTAGCCATCGATTGGGATGATGCTGCACAAGAAATACTAAGGCACAAAGATGAATGGCATCACCTAGACTTCTTCGCTCAAAGCGATTGGAAGTGCAATTATTTCGGTGTACCAAAAGAACGTTTTAAGATGGTTATCT